TTACTGGTGCGGCAACTTCAACAGCAGTTACTACAACTTTTGGTGGTGGTTCAGGTGCAAATCAAACTACTTGGAATGCACCAATCACAGTATCAATGACAAATGGTGCAGATGGTACAGCATTAGGTGATTCCGAAAAAGTTACAGGTTATAATCTGTTTAACAACACTGCTGATGTAGATGTTTCTTTCCTCTTAGGTTCAGATGCAAATCAAACTGTTGCAACGCATCTAATCAATAACATTGCAGAAGTTCGTAAAGATTGTGTCGTGGTTCTCTCACCAGAAAATGCAGATGTTGTTAACAATAATGCATACGACGGAAAAGAACGTGATGACATTATCGCATTCCGTGATTTGTTACCATCATCTTCATACGCAGTGATGGATTCTGGTTGGAAGTATCAGTACGATAAGTACAACGATGTATACCGTTATGTACCACTGAACGCAGATACAGCAGGTCTCATGGTGCAGACTGATCTGACTCGTGATCCTTGGTTCTCTCCTGCAGGATTTAACCGTGGTAATGTTAAGAATTCGATTAAGTTAGCATACAACCCATCGAAAGCAGATCGTGATCAACTCTACAAGAAGGGTATTAACCCTGTTGTAACATTCCCCGGTCAAGGTACTGTATTGTTTGGAGATAAAACACTATTAGCGCAACCTTCTGCGTTTGATAGAATTAATGTGCGTCGACTGTTTATTGTGTTGGAAAAAGCAATCGCAACTGCAGCGAACTTTACATTGTTTGAATTCAACGATGAATTCACTCGTGCTCAGTTTAAGAACTTAGTAGAACCGTTCTTACGAGATGTGCAAGGTCGTCGTGGTATTACCGACTTTACTGTTGTAGTAGACGGAACAAACAATACCGGAGAAGTTATTGACCGCAATGAGTTCGTGGGTGATATTTATATTAAACCTGCTCGTTCTATCAACTTTATCCAACTAAACTTTGTAGCGGTGAGAACTGGAGTAGAGTTCTCAGAAATCGTTGGTCGTGCAGGATAAATAGAGATAAAACAGGAGAACAATAATGGCGTTTAATGTAAACGAATTCTCAGGAGCATTAGCACAAGGAGGGGCTCGTCCCTCCCTGTTCCAAGTGCAGATCACGAACCCGATCAACGGTGTCGCAGATGCACAGGTACCTTTCATGTGCAAAGCGGCACAGATCCCAGAAGCAACTTTGAGTGCGATTGATGTGCCATATTTTGGTCGTCAGCTTAAAGTTGCAGGTACTCGTACCTTTGGCGAATGGTCACCAACGATCATCAACGATGAAGACTTTTTGATTCGTAATGCAATGGAACAGTGGTCAAATGCGATCAACTCATTCCAAGGCAACCTAAACAATGCGGGTGGTTCAGCACCTTCACTCTACAAAGCAAACGCACAGGTAACTCAGTATGCAAAAACTGGTGAAATCTTGCGTGTGTATGACTTTATAGGCATCTTCCCAACCGCAGTCGCTGCAATAACGTTAGGATGGGATCAAGGTGACTCAATCGAAGAGTTTGGTGTTACCTTTGTGTATGACTACTGGCAGGTATCTGGTGGTCAAACTGGCAACGCTGGTGGGATCTAACCCACAAAAGTGATTAAAGGGGCGACTAAATAGAACAGTCGCCCCTGTTTATTATTGAGGAAAAAACATGGCAATCGAACTCTTTGGTTTTCAAATTGGTAAAAAAGACGAAGAAACCAAACCTAATGTAATATCTTTCGCACCTCCACCAAATGACGATGGAACTCTCGCAGTTGCTGAAGGTGGAGTTTATGGCACTACTGTAGATGTCAATAGTCAAGCGAAAAATGAAGCACATCTCATTACTCGATATCGAGAGATGGCTCAACAACCAGAATGCGAAAGAGCAATTGATGATATTATTAATGAAACTATTGTTGGTACTGAGCAAGATTCACCAGTATCAATTGTCCTTGATAATGTCGAAGAAATGGATGATACGATTAAAGATTTGATTCGAGAAGAGTTTGATGAAATTTTGAATATGCTCAATTTCCATAATCGTGCGTATGATATTTTCCGTAATTGGTATGTCGACGGTCGTCTATATTATCATTTAATGATCGATACAAAAAGACCTCGTGTGGGCATTCAGGAAATTCGTTATATAGATCCACGAAAAATTAAAAAGGTTCGTGTTGAAAAAAGAGACAATCAAAATCGTGTTAGTCAAGAAATATTCAATAAAAAGTATGACGAATATTATCTCTATTCTTCTAAAGGCATTACTGCAGGGAATCAAGGTGTAAAAATTGCACCAGACTCGATAGCATATTGTCATTCTGGTATTATGGATCAGAACAATAAGATGGTATTGTCTTACATTCATAAAGCAATAAAACCTCTCAATCAACTACGAATGCTTGAAGATGCAACAGTCATCTATCGTTTAGCACGAGCACCAGAACGTCGAATCTTCTATATCGATGTGGGTAACTTGCCAAAAGCAAAAGCAGAACAGTATCTGCGTGACATGATGGTCAAGCATAAAAACAAGTTAGTCTATGATGCAAACACTGGTGAAGTTCGTGATGACCGTAAATTCCTCACAATGCTTGAAGACTATTGGTTGCCTCGTCGTGGAGACGGTAAAGCAACTGAAATCAGCACACTGCCGGGAGGACAAAATCTTGGTGAAATTGAAGATGTAGTCTATTTCCGACAGAAGCTTTATCAATCCCTAAATGTTCCTACTTCTAGATTAGAAGCAGACTCTTCATTTAACTTAGGTCGTGCTTCAGAAATTAGTCGCGACGAATTAAAATTCTCTAAATTTATTTCTCGTTTGCGTTATCGTTTCTCTGAGTTGTTCCACATTATTCTTGAGAAGCAATTGCTTCTTAAAGGCATTATTACTAAGCAAGAGTGGAGTGATATTAAGGGTAAGATTTACTATGACTTTATTGAAGATAACCATTTTACAGAACTTAAAAATGCAGAGATTATGCGTGAAAGATTAAACACATTACGTGAACTTGATGAATATGTCGGAAACTATTATTCTAAAGAGTGGGTGCGTAAAAATATTCTTATGCAAACCGAAGAAGAAATTGAAGAAATCGATCAACAAATTGCAAACGAACCTTCTCCTGAAGGTGAAGATGACTTCAGTTAAAATATTTTATAAATAGTTACTAGGAGATTACGACATGAGTGATTATACAACACAAGATGCAGTAAGAGCTGCGATGGATGGAGACGCATCAGTATTTAAAAATGCGGTCGGTGATATTTTGATGGACAAAGTTCGTGATGCTGTTAGTTTGAAAAAAATGCAAGTAACATCATCTTTCATGTCTGCAGATACAGAAGAAGAAATCCAAGGGGATACCGATGTCGATTCAGAAGTTTAGTAAATTCGTAACAGAAGCATCTGCCGCGGATGCTGTCGCACCAAAAGATGGTGATGATGAAGTTAAAGGGTATAAACCCAGATCAAAAGGTGAAGAAGATTTTGCTAACCAACACATGGTGCAAAAAACTGATTACCTAGCAGCTCCCGGACAAGATCATGTATTCAACGGCACCATCAAAGAAGAGTTGGAGTCACTCGATTTGACTGAGGGCAAAGTCATGGACGGTTTAAAAAATATCGTCGACAAAAAGTCAACAGGTTCAGTTAAGTTTGAAAACGGTAAGACACTAAAGATAGATATGACAACTGCCAACGCAATGCTTAATCTTTACAAGAAGATCAACGACAAAAACAAGCAAAAAATGGAAGACCAGATTGAAAAGTCTCCAGAAGTGTTCATGAAATTAATGGACGTTGCGTTCGGAGGTAAGTAATGAAAGTATTAGGTACAGCAACTGCACTTGCAACTGGAACAACTAAGTTCACAACTGCCACATCAGTATATGTGTTTAACACATCAACAGCATCATTAGTTACTGTCCGAAATGCAGATGACGATGGTGATATAGGAAGTGTTTATATTCCCGCAGGTGGTGGACAAGTAATTCATTTAGAAATCGGGCAAGGATTGCGTGGAGCAACTACCTTATTCGGTACTCATATTTCTTCTACGGGATACTAAAATGAAACTGATCACAGAACTCAATGAAGATATTCAGTATATCTCTGAGGCAAAAGAAGACGGTAAAAAGAACTACTTCATCGAAGGTATCTTCATGCAAGGCGACATCAAGAACCGTAATGGTCGTATGTATCCTGCCGAAGTGCTAGATAAAGAAGTAAAACGATATAACAAAGAGTATGTTGAAAAAAATCGTGCATATGGAGAACTAGGTCATCCAAGTGGACCGACTATTAATCTTGAACGAGTATCTCATTTAATTACTGATTTGAAACGTGACGGAGCAAACTTTAGAGGTCGTGCAAAGATTTTAGCAGAAACACCGATGGGTGCGATTGTTAAGGGCATCATGGACGATGGAGGACAGTTAGCAGTGTCTTCTCGTGGCATGGGTTCTTTGAAACCAAATCGTCAAGGTGTGAATGAGGTTCAAGGGGATTTCTATCTTGCAACAGCAGGTGACATTGTTGCTGACCCATCAGCACCAGATGCATTTGTCAATGGTATTATGGAAGGTAAGGAGTGGATTTGGGACAATGGTCTCATCAAAGAAGCATCTATCGCAGATTACAAAGAAGAAGTCGTTAAGGCATCTTCTCGTGATTTAGAAGAAACGAAGTTGCGGATTTTTAAGAATTTTCTATCGAAACTTTAAGTTTTATAAATACATTATAAATGACTAAACCGTAAAGGAGATAACAACATGTCCGATCAAGAAATGGAAATGTTGGAACAGGAAGAAGGACAAATCGTAGAGGTGAAAGCATCTCTAGGAGATCCATCCGAAGTGCCTGATCCAACAACAAAAGAGGTAGATGCACCCGGTGCTGAAGGAAAAGATGCTGATAAAGAAAAGAAATCAGCACCGAAACGTTCATCATCAGAAGTGCCAAAGACTAAGGTTGCTATGTTACAAGCAGCGATGGCGCATATGCAAAACTTGAAAAAAGAAGAACTGAAAGCGGCATACGAAGCAATGTGTGGTGGAATGAAGTCAGAGTCTGTGGAAGAAAATTCCTCAGTGACTTCTATCAAAGAAATTAAGAAAGTCTCTGCTGAAGATGTAAATGTCGCAGAAGATGTTGAAGCAATGTTCGCAGGTGAAGACCTGTCAGAAGACTTCACTTCTAAAGCAACTACTATCTTTGAAGCGGCAGTTGTGTCAAAGGTCAACGAAATTCTGGAAACAGTAACCATTGATCTTGAAGCAGAAATGGAAGCAGAGAAAGAAGAAATCGTTGAGTCATTGACATCTCGATTGGATGACTACATGGAATATGTAGTTGAGCAGTGGATGAAAGAAAATGAACTGGCAGTTGAGCAAGGCATTCGTTCAGAAATCGCAGAAAACTTTATGGTAGGTCTGCGTAACTTATTTACTGAATCATATATTGACATTCCAGAAGAGAAAGTTGACCTTGTTGACGAACTCGCATCAAAGATTGCTGAGCTGGAAGAATCTTTAAGTGAAGAAGTCGAAAAGAACATCGTAGCTCGTAAGGAAATTATTGAATCTAAAAAGTCAGAAATTCTGCGCGATGTAACTGAAGGTCTAACTGAATCTCAAGTAGTCAAGATGCAATCTCTCGCTGAAGGTGTTGAGTTTGATTCTGCCGAAGACTATGCGAAGAAGTTGGAGACTATCAAAGAAAACTACTTCCCACAGGAAGAAGTTATTTCTGAAGATACTTCATTCGACTCAGAACCAGTTGAACTGGATGAAGAAAACGAAGTTCAGATTGATCCACAAATGAAAGCATTTACAGATGCTATTAGTCGGTCGATTAAAAAGTAACAATTTATAAATAATACTAAATATAACTACTAGGTAAAAACCGAAAGGAGAATAAAAATGGCAACTGATGCTCTTATTCAAAAGTGGCAACCAGTTCTTGAGCATGCTGACCTTGAACCAATCAAGGACGCACATAAGCGTACAGTAACTGCCCAACTTCTGGAAAACCAATATCAATCTGCTCGTGAACAAGCAATTCATCAAGGCGGATCGCACACTACTACGTTACTTGGAGAAGCATCACCAACTAACGCAATGGGCGCTTCATCTTCTGTAGCAGGTGATGGTTCTATCGACACATTCGATCCAGTACTGATTTCACTGGTTCGTCGTTCTATGCCTAATCTGATTGCATACGACATTTGTGGTGTTCAACCAATGACTGGTCCTACTGGACTGATCTTTGCAATGCGTTCTCGTTATAGCAGCCAAGGTGGCACAGAAGCACTGTTCAACGAAGCAGATACTACATTCTCTGCATCAGCAGGTGCTAACACTGCTTCACAAGTTGCAATCGACGGATCTGCAGGTACAAGTGCAACTGGTTCTGATCCTACTGATCGTGCTTCAGGTTCTGGATATACTGTATCAACAGGTATGTCAACAGCAACTGGAGAAGCATTGGGAGACGACTCTCAGAACTCTTTCCAAGAGATGGCATTCTCAATCGAGAAAGTTTCAGTAACTGCTAAGACTCGTGCTCTGAAAGCAGAATACACAATGGAACTTGCACAAGACCTCAAAGCAATCCACGGTCTGGATGCAGAGCAAGAGTTGTCAAACATCTTGTCTGCTGAAATTCTTGCTGAAATCAACCGTGAAGTTGTTCGTACAATCAACTATACAGCAACTGCAGGTGCACAGGTCAACGTCACTACTGGTGGTACTTTCGATCTTGACACCGACTCTAACGGTCGTTGGATGGCAGAGAAGTTCAAAGGTTTGATGTTCCAAATCGAACGCGATGCGAACGAAATTGCGAAAGCAACTCGTCGTGGTAAGGGTAATATGATGATCACTTCTTCTGATGTTGCTTCAGCACTTCAGATGGCAGGTGTTCTTGATTATACTCCTGCTTTGTCTAACAACTTGCAAGTTGATGACACAGGCAACACATTCGCAGGTGTCTTGAACGGTCGTATCCGTGTATACATTGATCCA